CTTCAGCCACGTTGGTGTGTGAGACTCAACAAACTTCTTCAAGTAGACACCAGTAACAACAAGCAACAACATCCGAATCGTACGGTTTACTTGTTCATTCCCCATAGAAAGGATGTGATTCAAAGTAATCTTGTTGCCGTTAGCAATGTCCTTGAAACGCTCCATAATGTTCCGAGCCAAATTCTGGGCCCAAGTTTGAGTCTCTTCATCAGTTCCCACGCGGAACCTTCCGTTGAAAAGACCCTCATAATCGAACAGAGCGTTCATCGGATTCTTGCTCTCTTGCGCTCGGGCACGTCGCTCTGCAATCATGCGAAGACGCTCCTCACGCGTACTCTTTGGAGCAAGAGGAAACTTGTGTTTGGGTGTGCGAAACTTCGACTTATCAATGTTCACAACACCCTCACAATGTCTCGCTTGCTGTGCAATCGAAACAGGATCACGCTCCTTCTTCAAAGGCGCGTCACGCTGCTTCTTTGCACGCGAATAAGTCTTGCGGCGGATCTGTAATGGCGCTGGTGCGCCAAGCTCAATGGCTTCTGTGCTCCGCTCGCAAGGAATAAGATTATCGAACTCCTCAATGAGTTCAGTGACGGTTTTCTGAGTGGCGAGCTCAGAAGGGCACTCGTAAGTGTCCTTTGCGCAAGTGCTCATGATGAATCAAAAGTACTTGCCATAATATCCCAAATCGCATGGGACTGCGAATGTCGTAACGCTCGCTCCATCTTCCGTGGAGACCGTAACTGTCTTTCCAAGTTGTCAACTGCCTTTGGCAGCCGTCATACAAAGGTTCTATTAACCACATGAACCAATGTAATAAAATGTGGGTTCTTCTAGGTATTCTTACTTTTATAGGCTAAACCTAGGAAGGCCTAAATATTTAGAGCATAATTGCTTCACAAACACTTAAAATTTCAATAACCTCTGAAACGTGTCAACTGACAGAGGCTGTTAGTGCATCAATACACAATGTGAGCGCCACTCACAAAGGCGTAAAACCACTAGACGTGTCGCTTGTTAGCTTTACAAGCACAGGTTCGTCGTCTATTACTCTGATTGTCAGGGGACGACTAACGCCTCAATACAAATCGGTGCATGGAAAATCTCCAGTAACTTTATCCAACTCGTATTAATGGTTTACTATTGTATAGCGCAACAAGGCGCGAGCACAAATAGCAAAGCTCTTGATTTCAACCCCAAAGTAGGGGTAGGTTCTAATTGTTAAAGCGCAACTAATGGCGCGAG